AATTCCAACAGCAGAAGAAAGAAGGCAAATAGAGCAAAGTATTGCTCAGAAATTTACAGGAGAAAAAGCAGCAGGTAGATTTGTACTTACATTCTCAGATGATAGAACTAGAACTCCTGAGATTGTTCCAATTAGTATGTCAGATGCTGACAAGCAATATTTAGCCTTACAAGAATTACTGACTCAGAATATACTAACAGGACACCGAGTTACTTCTCCAATGCTAATGGGTATTAAAAACGATACAGGATTAGGTTCTAATGTAGACGAACTTAATGCAGCAGCAAACTTTTATCTTAATACAGTTGTAAAACCATACCAAGATCATATCGTAAAAGAACTAAGAAAAATATTCAAAGTAAATGATATGGATATGCCTGTAAACTTTGTTCAATTAAAACCTATCACTTTAGAATTTACAAGCGAAGACCTTAAAGCAGTTATGACTGAAACTGAGATAAGAGACGAATTAGGACTTGCTCCGTTAGATGTAGAAGTAAGAGAAGATTTTAGTAAGGTAGCTAATATAGATGGAAAGCCTGTTTTTGATACAATAGAAGAGGCTGAGGCTCACGCAGAGTCTTTAGGGTGTGTAGGGTATCACGAACACGAATATGAAGGGAGAACTGTTTATATGGCTTGTGAAGACCATTCCGAGGCTACTGACTTACAAAAAACAGAATTAGATGCGTTCTTAATGACTTTAGAGGATATTCCTGAAGATTGGGAATTAGTAGAAGAGGTAGTAGTAGACGGAGAGCATCAAGATTTTGATTATGAAAAAGAATTAAATAAAATAGCTAATGAGAAAATAGAGTTAGCATCAACAGGAACAGCTAGACCTAACGCAAGAAGTGAGCAGGATGGAGTAAATAAGTCTTTTAATGATTATTATAAAGTTAGGTATGTATATACTGAAGATAATTTTTTAACAAACAAGACAGGACAGGTAAGACCATTTTGTAAAAAGATGATGTCTGCTAAAAAAGTTTACAGAAAAGAAGATATATTAAAAATGGGGGAAATGACTGTAAACGATTACTACTACTCTAAAAGACAACAAAAGAATATTGGTTGGGGGGCTAAAGGAGAATTACAATACTCTATATGGCTCTACAAAGGAGGAGGTAATTGTCAGCATTTTTGGTTAAGACAAATATATAAGACTTCTTTAAGAAACGCAAAACAACCAATTAAAGACAGTCAATTAATAGGATATACAAATGCTAAGTCTGAAGGATTTACTGCTGAGAAAAACGATAATCTCGTTGCAAAACCTCCAAAAAGAATGACTAATAATGGCTTTTTACCATCAAATAAAAGATAACTATGGCATATGTATTATTTATATCAGAAGCAAAGCTGAAAGACAGCACAGCAATTAATCTTAATGTATCGAGCGAGCTTTTACTCCCATATGTGCGTCAAAGTCAAAAATTATATGTTGAGAGTAAGCTAGGTACAAAACTTACAGACAAATTAAAAGATTTAATAAAAACTAGCACTTTAGGTAATGCAGGTAATGAAGCATATAAAACTTTAGTTGATGACTACATAGGCGATATGTTACCGAATTGGGCGTTTTATCACGCTGTACCTTTCCTTAGATTCAAGATAGAAAATGGTAATATCTATTCTAAGACATCAGAGACAGGGACATCTTTAAGTACAGAGGAAGCACAGCACCTTAGAGAGGAGGTAAGGAATACGGCTGAGTATTATACTGAGAGAATGATTGACTATGTTACAAATAATGTTGGTAGTTTTCCTGAATACAATACGAATAGTGGGGCTGATGTGTCACCAGATAGAAACGCCTACTATAATGGCATGAACCTTGAAAGGCCTAAGATGCAGGGAGGTAGATTGACATTACAAGATTTCTTACCAGCTTCTGATTAAAATGAAGAAATACTACAAACCAAAAAATATTAACATAACAAAGCTAAAATCCTACTTGGATAAAAAGCCAAACACTAATAAAAATGAACAAAGTACAAGACACCATTCAAGTAGTAACAGCAAATAGTACAGCAATTGCGTTTAGTATAACTGAATGCAATCAAATCTTAACTTTTGTTTCTTTATGTTTGGCTATCGCCTTTACGATTTATAAATTTATAAAATTCAATAAAGATGCCTAAAAAAAGAAAGCTTAATTCAACCAATCCTAAATACTTAAAGACTAATGAAAAAGCTCCTAAAATTCGTAGAGAGTTGGCTTGCGAGACTGCTAATGGAGTTAAAGTCTACAAAGTCTATTATATCTAATTTGGACTTAACTTATTTTAAACTTAGCGAATTTGATAGCCCTGATGAAGTTGGTTCTGGCTACAGAATGGATACAGACTTTCTAAGAAGATTAGATACTGCTAGAGGCATTGCAGGTATCCCTTTTAAAATCAATTCAGGATATAGAACAGCAGCTCATAATACTTTAGTAGGAGGTAGAGTAGGTAGTAGCCACAAAAAAGGCTTAGCAGTTGATATAGGATATACAGGTAGTAGAGAGAGATACATAATATTAAAAGCATTGATGGAAGTAGGCATCACTAGATTTGGAATAGCAAAGACTTTTATACACTGCGATGTTGATAATAATAAGGATCAAGATGTAATATGGCTTTATTAAGCCACTAAATTTGAATATTAATTAAAAACAAAAAACATGAAAGAATTTATTTTAATGAAACTTTTAAAGTCTAAAAAAGTATGGCTAGGTATATCATCTATCGTTATACCTTTAGTAGCAGGAGCTTTAGGAGTTGATGAAGCTGCAGTATCAAAAATATGGTATTCTTGCCTAGCGATGTTGTTAGGACAATCGGCTGCAGATTTTGGTAAAGAATCAAAGTAATAGATTTAGATTAAAACCTCATGAAGTTGAGGTGTTAAAAAAAATGCGAGAATCCGAGACTAGGAATGTCCTAGTTATCGGTGACTTGCATGAGCCTTTTTGTTTAGATACCTATCTTACATTCTGCATAGATAAATACTATGAGTATAATTGTACTGAGGTTGTATTCATAGGCGATGTCATAGATAATCATTATAGCTCATACCATGAAACCTCAGCCGATGGGATGGGAGGTTTGGCTGAGTTAGATCTTGCAATTAAAAGAATATCAAGATGGAGAAATGCTTTTCCGATGGCTACAGTTATAATTGGAAATCATGATAGAATCATAATGCGAAAGGCACAAACAAGTGCTATCCCCTCTAAATGGATTAAATCTTATAAGGAGGTGTTAGAAGTACCAGAATGGAATTTTGTAGAACGCTATGAGCAAGATGGTGTACAATATATACATGGTGAAGGAGGTACTGCTAGGACTAAGTGTAGAGCTGATATGATGAACACAGTACAGGGGCATTTACATACTCAGGCTTACTGCGAGCATTATGTAGGAAAAAACTTTAGAGTTTATGGGATGCAAGTTGGCTGTGGAATTAATCATAAAAGCTACGCTATGGCATACGCTAAGTATGGGAAACGCCCTGCAGTTGGTGTTGGTGTAGTGTTAAATAATGGTAAGACTCCGTTAAATCTTTTAATGGAATTATGAAAAAAGAACCTAATTTGAGAATTTTTGTTCTCTATATGCTTATAATCTTAAGCATTTTATTAATCAATTTATAGAAATTTACTAGAGTAAACTAACAATTTGTTAGGAATTCAGTTGATAATTCAATTATTTTTCTTATCTTTGTAGTGTTAAAGAGAGAAAGAAACCTCAATAACAAAAGTTCATTGAAATACTGGGAGGATAAGTTAATAGTGGCGGGAAAGGCGTAATGATGTTAGGAAGAATCGCCAGAACGCCCTAGCTAATACGAAAGGTTTGTGTCTTATCCTCCTAGTTTTTAATAAATAGTTCATTGAAATAATAAGGAAACCTGCATTACCTAAAAGGTAAGTTAAATTGAGGGGAATGAGTTGAAAGAGTACTCTAAACAATGAGGTTGAGTAGTTAAGTTCAGAATTGAACGATTATAAGAGAATAACCAAATACTTATAATTAACCAAAAATCAAGAGTTGTTTCCTTTGCAGAGGGGGGATAGATA